AGAGAGTTCTAGGAGTTCCATCAGGATTAAAACCTCTAGCATTTTTAAGATTTCCAAGAAAACTTTCTAATCCTCTTCCTAACATGCTGATAGGACTAAATTGAGATATAGTTCTAAAAAATTTTTGTAATGGATTTCTGCTAGCTGTAAAATCAGATATGTTGTCTCTTTCTCTAATACCTAAATTTTGAGCCTGTATTTTTTCAGCGTTTTGTAATAATTCTTTTTGATTCATTTTTCTAAACTCAAATGCAGTGTCACTTTCATTTGGACCTTTACCAGTAAAACCTCCACCTCTTGGACCCGTATCATATCCACCACCAGGATCTGTATCTAAACCAGCCGCTCCAGCTCCACCAATGTCACCAAAACTATCCAATGACATAATTCCAGATGGACCCATATTAGGACCTTTCTCTAATCCACCATGTATGTTTGCTTTTAAGATTAAATCTTTTTCTGCTTTTGTAATATATGCTAATTCTGTTTCTGGTTTATCAGGTGCTGATTTCCATTTTCTAGGTGCAACAACTTGTGGCTGTTTGCCTAAATAATTATCGACTCCACCTTGAACTACAGGTTTATCATCATATGTAATTTTTTTATCTACAGCCATTATCTTCTACCATCCGGTTGTGCGTCAAGTCTTAGAGTGCCATATCTCCAGGTTTCACCTACAGCATCGTTTTCTATCTTAAGAGCAACAAGTCTTCCTCTTGCTCTGGTATCTATCTTATCAGTAGTTGTTGTAACTGTAAAGGGTCCAAGTGGAGAACTAGATGCAGTATTATTTGGATAGTCATTAACCAATAAAGTAATTTTTGTATTACCTGTTTGTACTGCAAAATCAGGTATAAATCTCTTAACAGACATAAAAAACTCTCCATCACCTTTGTAATTAGCAACTCCCGTAGATTGACCTAATGCACTTCTAGTTTGTGTTATGTCATAATCTCCAGATTTTATAAAAGCAGCTATAGCTGTGGCTGTTCCATTTTTAACTTGATCTGTTCCTACCTCGTGAGAATAGTAAGTTGATGCTCCAAAAGTATTTGTAATACCTTGTATTGGAAAAGATGGTGTTGCATTGTCAATGTATTCTGTAGCATACGGATTATCAAATACTCCATAATCAGCATAGGTTGTTCTAGCTAATGATGAGGTAGTCCAAACGTTTTCTGAATAATTATAGGTTACACATCTATCAATTTGATCTGATCCTGATTTAGGATAAAACCAATTTACTTCACTATAGAGAGTGTTGTGTCCTGCAAATACAACATCAGAAGAATCATAATTAAGTCCAAGATTATCTCCATCTGTTGTAAATACAAAATCTTCTACAAGACAAGGTATAGATTTAACTGTACCATCAAATACAAAAAATCCTCCCTCACCTGACATCCAAAATACTTTACCATCAGAATAACTTAATGCGTGTTGTCCAATCAATCCACAACTTGTACCAACCTGTCTAACACCAAATGTAAATGGTGGACCAACAAATTGAATTACATAAGCAGAGGTATCTGTTAAAACTAAAGTGTAGTCTTTACCAGATACTGCACCTTGAATTTTATTTCCTTTGTCAAGTCTAAAACTACCTGCAGTATTAACTGCAGTCGGTGTGTATGTATTCAAATCTTCTTGATTAGAAAATCTTATAAACAGAGGATCAACAGTTGATGGATCACCAATAGTTGTTTCTGTCCCAAAGTGAAACAGATGTCTATCTCTATCTGAAACTTGTGTAAGTCTAGATGATGTTGGATTGTTTGAGGTTGAAAAATTTGTAGTTGTTGTTGAAGCTCTAATTGTTCTCGCATTTGTTGCACCAGCGTTCCATGTAAAAGTTTTTCCTCCTCTAATAGTTGCAACTAATACTTCTCCAAAATTATCCAAACTCCAGTTTCCTGGTTCCAGAGTCACGTCACTAGTGGCTCTCTCTGTTCCCCATGTTGATGTACTCCAAGTAGATGCTCCCCAACCATAACCAGCTGTCTGAATCGTGGGTCCAACTTCAACATATGGATTTACAGTTGCAGCTCCTGCTGTAGACATACCTGATCCAGATTCATTTGACGCCATCGTAATTGTAAAACTATTTGTTGCAGATGTGATAACTTCATAATTAGTATCTGTAAAATCTGCTACCGCATATCCTGTAGCTCCTCCTCCAGGTAAAGTTACACCACTAAAAGTTATGTATCTTCCAGCAGATAAACCATGAGATGTTTTATTAATAGTAACTGTTGCAGATCCATTTGTTGATGAAAAAGTACATCCTGTGATAGCTGTATCTAATGGTGAGATATCATAAAAGTCATTTCCATAATATAAAAACAGACCCTGTGATGTTCCTATCGCAGCATATTTCTCTCCTGCAATACTTGTAAAACTGTGTTGTGCTCTTCCTGAGCCAGGTAAAGTTTTAGATGAAGCAGTTAGTTGACTCCAACCACCTATTTTTTCTGGTAGCCCATATCTAAATCTAACAAAATCACCATCTACCCATTGGCCCTCTCCTCCAGAATCTGTGACCATTTTATTAAAACCAGGCTTGAAATTTAATTTTTGTAGCATATAGTAACTATAACTTAATTTATCAAAGAATGAAAGATTCAAAATAAATGATACGATTTCTAGAAAATAATGAACTAAACTCTCATTCTAGTAGTTTTAATATCACATATCCTAGAAATGCCAATATTATTTTTGGTAATTATCCTTTCCCAGATCGCATACATAATCTAAAATTAAATATAAAATCCAACATAGATCCTAATATGAAGAATTATACTAATGTAAAAGGTGATATGACATCGTGGACTCATTTTGTAGAAGATGATGATTTTATAAAATTTTTAAATTATACGATCAATAAACATCAGGTAAGTCATCCTGATTTATTTAAATTTTTTTATCAAAGAAAAACTATAGAGGACGCTTGGGGAAACATTTATAGAAAAGGAGATAGTCTAACCTCTCACATACACTACTCATATAGTGGTATTCTATTTTTATCAGAGGGGTGTGATTTAATTTTACCTGAACTTAATATTAAGATAACACCTTTTCCAGGTGATTATTATTATTTTCCACCTATTATTTATCATGGTTTTGACGAGATCTTGAATGATGAAGAAAGATATAGTATAGCTTTTAATGTAAAAGAAAAGCCAGGAGCTAGTTTTGAAATGGAGAAAAACCTAAATGACAAAAGATAAAACAGTAAATATAACTAATTTCATAGGTGTCTATGATAATTATATCCCAAAACAAATGTGTGATGACGCTATAAATTTATATGAAAAAGAAAATAAATTTAATAATACAGTCAATAGACTTGGAGGAGAACGAGTAGGTGTATTAGAAAAACAAGATCAACAATTTTTTATGGGAAGAGATAATATAGATGTTTGGTGGGAAACATGTAAACCTTTAATGTTAAATCTTGATATGGCTTGGAACCATTATGCAAAAAATACAGGTGCTCTTGATGCATATGATGGAGGACCTTTTTACTTTACGTCTTTAAAAATACAAAAAACTTTACCAACAGAGGGTTATCATGTTTGGCATATTGAACATGGTAAAGGTTTTGATAATGAACCTAGAGCTTTTGTTTTTTCTGTATATTTAAATGATATAGAAGAAGGTGGAGAAACAGAATTCTTGCATTTTTCAAAAAGAGTACAACCTAAAACAGGTAGAATAGTTTTCTGGCCTGCTGGTTTTCCATACGTTCATAGAGGAAACTCACCCTTGTCAGGTGAAAAATATCTTTTAACTTCTTGGATTTTATTACGTTAGTAAGATGAGTAGGATGTAGGTCTTGCGCCTTTTCTTGCAATCTGATCTGCTTCACTCTCAGTAGTATCTACTGATCCATCCTCATTATAAGTATAAATAATATCTCTATCCCATTCTAATTGTAAACTCTCTAGATGAGCAGCATCCCATCTATTTACAAATTGAGATCTGAAATCTCCTAAATTTGCTTCAGTCCATGTTTTATGTTTTGTATCATCTCTGTGTTCTACAGTATCATTGTAGTCATGATTATCATCTTTGTATTGGATTGCCCAAATATTAGACCATTTAGGATCACTCCAAAAAGCATCATCTTCAATTTGATATCCCATAGAATGACCTTCATCAGTTTTTACAGATTGATTTATTATTACTCTATCATCAAATACTACTGTCCAATCTGCGTTTGTTGCCATCTTTTTTCTCCTTAAGTTTTTATAATATAAATAATTGTTAAATATGGTTGTAAAACTGAAGTAGCATCTCCAGTAAAGTTTGCACTCATATTGTGAGAGTGACCTTGACCAGATCCTGCACTACCTGTACTTGCTAAGTCAACCCTTCTTGGTCCTGGAGACTGTGCTCTATATTGGTCACCAGAGTGAGGAGGACTGTTAGCACCTCCTGGGTGTGGGTGTGAAGCAAGTTGTGCTGTTGATAAAGTTGCGTTAGCTGTTGATCCACCTACGTTTCCTGTCGAAGTAACAGTTTCCGCTCCTGCAGTAGAGGCTAAAGCTTTGTTATTTGATTTACCCATTGCAATTTTATCAGACAAATTAGGTAAATTAAAAGTTGATGAACCATCACCAGTTCCGTAAGTTGTACTTATAATTCCAAATAAATCAGAATAAGTTGATCTTGAAACTGCAGAACCATCACACTCTAAGAAACCTGTTGGCACTGAAGAAGAAGACCATGGCACAATAGTTGCCGTAGGAATTCCCTCGATACCAGTAAGGTTTGCTCCAGTAAAATCGTATCTTGTTGCTTCGTAATTTGACATATTATTTCTCCATATAAGTCCAGCCAATGTTTGAACCAGAATAAACTAATCCAAAACCTGCGCCTTCAGTATTAACTACTAGATCTGAAGATGCATTAGCTATTTTAGAACTATTTCTTCCAACAGTCAATGCGTTTGCATCAAATGTAAATCTTGAATCTATAAAATGAACCTCATCACCAACAGCTGGTGATGCAGGTAAAGTTGCTGTTACAGCTCCTCCACTTGTATCCACAAAAAGTTTTGCACCTGCTTGGATAGTTTCAGATGCAGTAATTGTTCTCCATTTTCTATATTCGTTTACTTTTACAATGTTAGTGCCATCAGAATATAATACATAACAGTTTCCTTCACATAAAAGAACTCCTGATCCACCCGCTGTTTTAAAAGTTAAAGTGTTTCCAGCATGGTCACATGCATTTTCAACAAAGTAAGTTTTTTCAATTGAATCTGGAATACTAACAGTTCTGTTTGCTGCTAATGTTCCTGTTAATTTAATAACATCATTTTTACCATCTGATAATGCACCATTAGTAAAAGTTAAAGATCTGTTAGCATTAGTTACGTTAAACGTAGTAAAGCCACCAATTGCCTGTTCTAAGATTAATAAGTTTGTATTTGTAATTTGACCCCAAGTTCCCGAGTTTTCACCGGTTGCTTGTACTGTCAATTTTAAATTAGCTGATGTAGAGTTTGCCATTTTTTAAAATCCTTTGATTGCTATTTTACATAAATTAAGCTGCGGTGTCAACATCAGACCAAGTTACCGTTACGCCTGTATTTACATCCGAATATGTAACATCCGAACCTGTTGGTACGTCGTTCCAGATCAAAGCACTACCAGTTCCTACAGCTGTTGTCAAGGCAAAACCTGTTAAACTAATATCACTATCTGCTGTTTCATTTGTATCTCCAGTAGCTCCTGTAAGACCAAATCCTGTTAAATCTACTGGTGTATTTAGATCAATAGTTTCATCACCTAAAGCAGCCGTCATGGCTATTCCAGTTGGAGATGCTTCAATATTAATTGCAGCTACGACGTTTGCTAGAGTAGCTGTCATAGCTATTCCAGTTACTTCAGCGTCTGGAGCAGGATCTAATGTTCCTAAAGCTCCTGTCATACCAATACCAGTAGGAGATATGTTTGCTGTTCCAGTTGCAACCTCTGTGCCTCTTAT